TAGCATAAAATTATGAAATTTTCAACGCCACAATTCCAAAATTTACAGACTTATATTTATAGGCTTCGCTTTCCAATGTCCATGTTTTGTGACTTGCTATTACAGCCGAAAAGAGTGATTAATGTAACTGCCGAAAGGCAAATAACACTTTTTTCAGGAGGAATCACCATGCAGGAATTCAATTTTAACGTAACAGGAACAGAGCGCAAAAAGCTGGCGGGCGCTATCAGTGAGATTTTGAACACGTCGACCAAGTACCTCGGCGCACCGACCTTTGGATACGAAATCGGCAATTACACCATCGACAAGAATGGCACGGTCACCGGCGAATACAACCTGAGCCTTTTGGAGGGGCTTGCCGGGCGAGGCTTTGAACCGGATACAGCAACGACCGAAGAACCCCGGTCAGACCGCCTTGCTATTGAAATACCGCTTGACAGTTTTTTACCGGACAGCATCGAAAACCTTTGTAAAATGGTCAAAGCGAAAGAAAACCTGCTGATGGCGGCACTCTGTGCGGATGACCTGCCCATTCAGGTTTTGGAAGACAGAATCCGTTTTCCATGGTTTCCTATAACGGAGGATTCGGAGCGCACCAACGCCTACGCCGGGCTTATCACTGCCCTTTGCACGACTGCGAAAGAGAAAAAGCGCGTCACTGCCAAGGCGCAGGACGGCTTCGAGAATGAGAAATTTGCCATGCGGGTATGGCTTATCGGGCTGGGATGTGTAGGTACTGAGTACAAATACCTGCGCAAAATCATGGGCGAATTTTTGGGAGGCAACAGCGCGTTTCGGTATGGAAAGCCGGAAAAAGAGGCTTTGGAGAGCGAGGTGGCGGTTGATGAATAACTTTCCCTCACAAACCGAAGTGTTGCGCCTGCGAGCGAAATATCCGCCCGGTACGCGCATAGAACTGACTGCACCGATGCAAGACCCTTACGCCAAGCTGAACGCCGGAGAACGCGCGACGGTGCGCGGCGTGGACGATGCCGGGCATATCCTGTGTCGGTGGGATGCGGGTTCGAGTTTGAATTTGATTCCGGATGTCGACCAATTCAAAATCGTCGGCGTGTTCACGGAAGAAATCAAACCGCAGATCTTGGAGATACGCGCCGAGGGGCGAACAAATATGTTTGACATTACGACCGTCCAGCGGTTTGCCCATGAAAAAGGATTCTTTGCTTTGGTAAATTTCATCGAGGATGACCGCGCCGCTTACGTTCACTTTATCCTGTGCGGCGAATAGCCTCGAAATCAGCAACAAAACACGGTGGACAATTTCTATAAACCCATTTTCAATCATATGTTTATGAGTGAGTCTGCCGGGAGTTCAGATGGACTCCCGGCTTTGCTGTCGGAGGTGACTATGTGGAAGAATTACGCAGTCTAAAAAATTACAAACCCAGCCGCTTTAAGGCTCCGGGTTGCATATATAAATCACGTTTTGCCGATTCGGCTGTGTTTTTCGTAAACAAACTGCGGCACACCAAGGGAAAATGGCACGGAATGCCGTTTGAACTCATCGGCTGGCAGGAGCAGATTATCCGTGATCTGTTCGGTATCGTGCGCCGTTATGACGAGTGCCGCCAATTTCGCAGGGCGTACATAGAATTGCCCAAGAAAAACGGCAAGTCTGAGCTTGCAGCGGCTGTCGCTCTTCTGCTCACTTGCACCGATCTGGAACATGGCGGTGAGGTATATGGCTGTGCCACCGACCGTCAGCAAGCGAGTATTGTATTTGATGTCGCTGTTTCGATGGTAGATCAATTCCCGGAACTCAAGCGTTTTATTAAACTGAATCCCAGTCAAAAACGCATGACATTCCTGCCGTTGAACAGCTTTTATCAGGTGCTGTCGGCAGAAGCTTACACCAAAGACGGACTCAACGCCCACGGCGTTATTTTCGACGAACTCCACGCTCAAAAGGATAGACGGCTTTTTGATGTGATGACCTCCGGCTCCGGCATGGCGCGGGAACAGCCCCTGACTTTTATTATCACGACAGCGGGTTTTGACAGAAACTCCATCTGCTGGGAACAGCACCAGAAAGCCGAGGATGTTCTGCGCGGCAAAATATATGACCCGACATTCTATCCTGTGATATACTCCGCCGATGAAAGCGACAACTGGACTGACCCGGAAGTGTGGAAACGGGTGAATCCGTCTTATGGGGTTACGGTAAGCCCCGACGCTTTTCGTGCCGAGTTTGAAAATGCCAAGCTGAACCCTGCCAATGAAAACACATTCCGGCGGCTGAATCTGAACCAATGGGTAAAACAATCCACCCGCTGGATGCCGATGGAACTCTGGGATAAATGCGATTTCCCTGTGGATACAGGTTTCTTGCAAGGCAAGAAATGCTATGCAGGACTGGATTTGTCCAAAACACAGGATTTGACGGCATTTGTACTGGTGTTCCCGCCGGATGATCCAAGCGACGAAGAGGATAAATATCGCATCCTGCCATTTTTCTGGATTCCTGAAGAATCTCTGCAGCGGCGGGTGCTGAAAGACCATGTGCCGTATGACCAGTGGCTGGCGCAGGGATTGATAGAAACCACCGACGGTGCGGTTATCAACTACAATTTTGTACAGCGCAAAATTGAGGAACTCGCCCAGATTTACGACATCAAGGAGATTGCCTTTGACCGCTGGGGCGCTACGATGCTGACACAAAATTTGCGCGATGCGGGGATGACCATCGTGGACTTCGGGCAGGGGTATAAATCCATGTCCCCGCCAATGGAAGAATTGATGCGTCTTGTGCTTTCGGAACGTATCGCACACGGCGGCAACAAGGTTTTGCGCTGGAATTTTGACAATATCGTCGTCATGCAGGATGAAGCCGGAAATATCAAGCCGGACAAAAAGCGGGCGACCGAAAAAATTGACGGTGCGGTTGCGATGATTATGGCGCTTGATCGTGCCATTGTTCATGAAGATCACGAAAGTATATACGACAAGCGCGGTATGCTGGTTGTCGATCTGAACCACCCGGATGGGTATTATTACAGCAATGAGTGAGGAGGCTGAAATGGGACTATTCTCAAGGAAAAAACCGAAAATCACCGATAGCCTCAGCACCTCGCGGAGCATATTCTGGGGCGGTTCAACCTCCGGCGTATATGTCAATGAAACCACTGCCATGCAAACTGCAGCGGTTTATTCCTGTGTACGGGTGATTTCGGAGGCAGTCGCCTGTCTGCCCCTCCATGTATACCGTTATGAACAAAACGGTTCACAGATTACCGCGGAGCATCATCTGTATAACATTCTGCACAACGCGCCGAATACTGAAATGACCAGCTTCGTATTTCGGGAAACGCTCATGAGCCATCTGCTTTTGTGGGGCAACGCCTACGCGCAGATCATCCGGGACGGCAGCGGGCGGGTGCGGGCGCTGTATCCGCTGCTTCCGAGCAAAATGGATGTCAGCCGGAATGAAAACGGACAGATTTATTATACCTACTGGCGCGACAAGGATGAGAGCCATCCTCATGAGAAAAGCGGCGGCGTGGTGCTTTCCAAAGAGGATGTCCTGCACATTCCGGGACTGAGTTATGACGGGCTGGTGGGATATTCTCCCATCGCCCTCGCCAGAAACGCGGTGGGCATGGCGATAGCCACTGAGGATTACGGAGCCAGCTTTTTTGCCAACGGAGCGAACCCCGGAGGTATTCTGGAGCATCCTGGTACGATTAAAAATCCGGGCGGCATACGGGACTCTTGGGAAGCGCTGTATAAAGGGGCGAAGAACTCCGGCAAGGTGGCTGTGCTGGAGGACGGACTGAAATTCCATCAAGTGAGCATCCCGCCCGAACAGGCGCAGTTTTTGGAAACACGCAAGTTTCAGCTGAATGAAATCGCCCGGATTTTCCGCATCCCTCCCCATATGATCGGAGATCTGGAAAAATCATCGTTCAGCAACATCGAACAGCAGTCCTTGGAATTTGTAAAGTACACCCTTGATCCTTGGGTGGTGCGCTGGGAGCAATCTATGCACCAAGCCCTAATTCTTCCCTCCGAGAAAGATGCGGTGTTCCTCAAATTCAATCTGGACGGTTTGCTCCGGGGCGATTACGAAACCCGCATGAAGGGCTACGCCATCGGTATTCAGAACGGTTTTATGAGTCCCAACGATGTACGGCGGCTTGAGAACTTCAACGAAATCCCCGATGAGGAGGGTGGCAACAACTACATGGTCAACGGCAACATGGTAAAACTCGCCGATGTCGGTGCGGCATACGGTAAAAATGGAGGTGATAAGAAATGAGAAAATTCTGGAACTTTTCCCAAACTGACAGCGAGGGGCGCACCCTGTTCCTTGACGGTGCGATCTCAGATGAAACATGGTGGGGCGACGAAATTACGCCGAAGCTGTTCCGGGATGAACTGGAGTCCGGCAGCGGTGATATCACGGTCTGGATCAACTCGCCCGGTGGGGATGTGTTTGCCGCCGCGCAGATCTACAATATGCTCAAGGAATACACCGGGAAGGTTACCGTGAAAATCGACGGCATCGCAGCCTCTGCCGCTTCCGTGGTTGCCATGTCCGGCGATGAGGTGTATATGTCCCCGGTTGCCAATATGATGATCCATAATCCCGCCACCATCGCCATCGGTGACAGCGAGGAAATGCTCCGCGCCAAACGGATGCTGGATGAGGTCAAGGAATCCATCAT